GTGTTCTGTACATATGTATGAAGGTCCTACTACCGATTCGCAGGGTAATACAGATACATCGCTTACAACTATTCAAGATGTATTGTTCCTTACCAATAACAATCGAAAATATAATCCAGATGTGATCGAACTTAGAGGGCACCATGTTCCGCAAGATGTTAACTATGACTTATCCCAGTTTGGTATTTTTCTTAGTTCTGATACTATCCGCATTCAGTTTCACTACAATGATATGGTCGACGCCTTAGGTAGAAAACTTATTGCCGGTGATGTATTAGAATTTCCTAGTATGCGCGATATACCTATTTTCGACAATGCCGTAGGTATCAATAAATATTATGTTGTGCTAGATGCTCTATATGCTGCAGGTGGTTATGGCCAGAAATGGTTTCCTCACATTTGGCTAATCAGGGCAAAGCAAATGACTGCTTCTACTGAGTTTACGCAGATTATCGATCAAGCTTCAACGGGGCAGACAGCAGGTGGTGTAGGACAGGGTATCGGAGTAATGCCGGAAGGATTTACCGATACAGCAGATGCACAAGGCAACCCCGGACTAGGATGTAACCCGAACATTAAGAATTCACTAGACCTATTCTGTAAGATTATCAAAATTACAGACGAAATTGTTGCCGAGGCTGAACAAAATGCATTCTTCGATCCTAAGTTTTTCGAAAGTGCCAACCTATACATTTATCTAGATGAAAAGGGTTATCCAGTAATCGGAAGTAACTACTTTAGCGGCGACGGTGCGCCTCCTAATTTATCAACAGATAATCAACAGAATTTAGTACCTTCTGGACCTTTAGTAGGTGCAGGTGTAACATTTCCACCGGGCATGACAGATGGACAATACTATCTAAGAATAGATTATTATCCTGAAAGATTATTTCAGAAGCAAGGTACTTGCTTCAAACTTATAGAGGTAGATGTGTTGAAAGCCTGGACTGCATACAACCGTGTATTGGATACATTCATTGATAACAATGTCGATACTGTTCTTTCTGATGGAACTATTATTCCAGAAAAACAAGCATTGTCGCAAGTTGTCAAACAGAAGGTTGACTTATACGCAGAAAGAAAAACAAAGGTCACTGCATCTGAGGCTGCTCGTTCTGCTATTGCCGATGAGCGTGCTGCACTTCGTGGCAATAGTTCTAACACAGGAAGTCCGGGCACTGGTTCCGGCTTACCTGGATAACACAAAGAGGCATCCAAAATCGACTTTTTTTATGACGGTCAGGTACGCAGATACCTAATACAATTTATGCGAATCTTTTCTGATATCAAAGTCAGAAACGGTCCAGATGCCAATGGACTTTATACAATCCAAAGAATACCAATTATGTATGGAGACCCATCTTGGATGGTTGCACAACTCATTAAGGGTGCAAGCGAAAATACAATGATTCCATCACCGATTTTTAGTGCTTATATTGATAGCATAAAAATGAACGATAAGCGTAGGCAAGATTCCCAATATGTCGGGAAGGTTTCCACCGTGGAAAGAGAGTTCAATAAGGAAACTCAATCTTACGGTTCGGGGCCCGGTGTAAGGCAAGATGTTGAAAGATATATGCCTGTACCCTACGATATTACTTTCAAGCTTGATGTTTGGACAACTAATACAACTACCAAGCTACAGATTTTCGAGCAGATTGCAGTTATATTCAATAAATCAGTTCAACTACAGCAGAATAGCAATATTCTAGACTGGACAAGTATCTTTGAAGTATGGATGGAAGATTTTACATGGTCTAATCGCAGTATTGGTACTGTTACTGGCGACGAAAGAGATGTAATGAGTTTCAAGTTCAAGGTAGAGGGTTGGATCAATCCACCTGCTAAACTCAAGAGAAGCGGGCTCATTGCAGAAATTGTTACTAATGTATTCAATGTTGCTGATGTAAACGAAGTTGAACTAAGTTTGCAAAACAGAGAGGACTATTTCAGAAATTGCTTCAATGGTATACCTATACAGATTATTACCACCGTGGGTAACTATCGTATATCTGTTGCACGCGCAATCAGTGGTGACGAAATTACATTACTAAATGAGTTTGGACAGGTAGATCCGGCACTTAGCTGGGAAAGCTTGTTTCAAAAGTACGGGCAAATATCGCCTAATATCACCAGTATTCGGCTAAAACTAGACCCTAACATTGATGTCACAGACTCTGACATCATAGGCTATATTGAGCAAGACCCGACAAGGCAAAATGTGCTTTTATTCTCGCCCGATATTGATACTCTTCCGCCAACTACAATAATGCCTATTGCAGCAATTATCGATCCCAAGGAAGTTTGGCCTGGAAATGTTTTACCTGTGGCTATGCCGGGCCAACGATATTTGCTCACATCACATGACAGTGCAGGAGAAGAACCTGCAATTCCGCCGGGTGTGCCTACCAGCCCATGGGGCGATACAGTGGTTGCATATCCAAACGATGTTATCGAATTCAACGGCATCGATTGGGTAGTAATTTTTGATTCACGAAATGCTGTAGGTAAGAATTATGTCGTTAACAACTCTAATAGTTCTCAATACACCTTTGATGGTGTAGATTGGACATATACCTATTATGGTGTATATGCTCCTGGTTACTGGCGTGTGGACAATATTATTCAGGCGCCAGATGGATTGACAATAAACAATTACGAGTAATTCTTACAATTATCGAAATGCCATCGACGCATTGGGCCGTTTTTACCCTTAATGCCACAATGTGGGCATTCCAGTGGAGGCAATTCCATTAGAATACTAGATAGTTTATTACGGTGTTCTTTATTCTTAGGTTTATTTTTCTTTGCTATTGACATATTTAATTTATGTAAATCAGTTTTCGGAATACCTTTCGTATATGATTTACCTATCATGGACAAAGATATGTTCTTTTTATGTTCTTCGGTACGAACCATTGCTGACATAACAGAAGATAATCGTAATCTTATCCACTTGTATAATTTATTATTCCTGCATTGGGTAGAATTATTTACCGACATCATTTTTGCCGCAAATACCAACTTAGGATTTGTTGGATATATCTTTACCAGTAACTGATGTGCTACGAAATGTTCTTCCGGTAATAGCTTCACGAGATTATCAGAATCATCATTTCCGCCCATACATTTAGGAACAATATGATGTATTTCAATATAGGTGTCGGGCAAAATAGTCCTTACTTTGGCTCTATCTATTAGGCGATTGTAGTGTTCACTATAGTTCATAAGTAGTATTTATGGACACAAACATCATTCAAAACAAAACCGGTGTAGGAACAATATTTGTTTCTACCAAAACTAAGAGAGTTCTTCTAAACCTCAGAGCACCACATAAAACACATTCAATGTGTTGGTCTTTGTGGGGTGGAATGATGGAAGATGGTGAACAACCCAAAGAAGCATTACTTCGCGAACTTACAGAAGAAATGGGGTTTATACCGGATATTGAAAAGATATATCCGTTTGATGTCTATCAAAGTAAAGATAAACATTTCAAATATTATAGCTTTGTGTGTATTGTCGAGGAAGAGTTTGTTCCCGAACTCAATGTCGAGAGCTGTGGATATTGTTGGATTGATTTGGGACAATGGCCTAAGCCTATGCATCAAGGAGCTAAGATTAGTTTCTGTAATGCAAAGGCAATTGACAAACTAAATATTATCTTAAGTCAGCATTAATTCCAGGTAACAGCATAAATCAAATCCAACGAATCGTGCGGATTTGTTTCATTTATTGCAAGAACTTGGATAATCTTATCAGTAAGTTTTTGCATCAACCCTTCTGAAAAAGTAGCAAAAACATCGAGTAACGTAGAAAGTTGGTTCGCTGTATATTGGTCTACACTTATCAATCCGTATACTAAATCATAGCTTGCAAGGTTAAATGTACGACCTGTAGGATGAACTATACCTTTCATCGAGTATATGTATGCGCCAATTATACCTATTTGACCTTGTATACTTGTATCATATTTTCTGAATGTTCCCGGAACTAATACATCGGACGTAAATCCTGCCTGCACCGCTACAATCATATCGTCTGTTAGTTTATCTATAATCCTTTTCTTTTCACACATTACCCAATGATTTTCTAAATCTATTTCTGGAATCTGAGTAGTGTTCCATACTAAAGAATCGTAATCAGTAGGATCGGCATATGAACTGAAACTAACATTTGGATCCATCATTGCTGCGGCTGAAACATAATTAATTGCTGCCATATCAGTGTCTTACCTCGTATACAATTTCAAAATCGTCACACTCATAAAACATTTCCGGTGTTAGATTTTTTCTTGACTTTATCATTGCTTCGAAATTAGCAAAATTCTTTTCGTAGTCAGGTTCTGCCATTAATGCTGATCTGACTAATTCAACACAACTCAAACGCTGATCATTTCTTAGGTCAAATAACGAATCGTAAGGCTTACCCAATTCTGTATTGGCCTTATCCATTACCTTAGTCCAATGTTCTGCTGACATATTCTTAGGCTTTAGAAGAACAACACCGTGGACTCGAAACACCAGATCAAACGGTGAATAATGTGTGCCATTACCTGTTGCTTCAATCAATCGAAAATCGTTGTCTGACTTAACTTCATCTTCAAGGTTCATTAAAGCATGAGCCCAATAGCTCCATTTTCCGGTAAGAACCCAGCTTGCCAGACCAACAAAGAAAGTCGATAAATGATTTTTTCTATGAGTAAGGATGATATAGTAATTCGGGATTAATAAATTTCGAACCTCTGAAAGTTCCTTTACCGTTAACCCATCTTTGTAACCCCAATGTATCTTTCCAATTGTAATTACAACCCAATCCACAAATGAAGTCCAAAGTTTTTTCATACTACTCCTCGCCGTATATTTTAGGCCATCCTGAGAGATAATCGTAGTTAGCAGGGTCAGCACTTGCCAACATGGCTGCTCGTTTCTGTTCTGCTGTCGCAAAAATAATTGTATCAGATACCATAGCTGCTTGGAAAATTTGAGCAGCAAGTGTGGGTGTCATTGGTACGAAGGCACCAGACATTGTTTTCCAAAGAATATTACTCGGCATGTTGGCACCGAGCATAACAAGGGCAACCTGTTGAATACGAGATGTTGTATCGGAATGATACCAATAGTTGCCCACCTTATAACCACCCGTATCTTTGCGCCTTTCGCGCTCTACCTTGATATTTTCCCACAAATCAGACCTTAATGCCTCAAGCATCTTTGTTTCAAGTTCTAATTTTGCAGGAATAGAACTGCCATAGTCATAGACTATATCCTCATACACATTATCTTCGCCCTCTAAATGGCAGCCGACATCAGGATAAAATCTCCCGATGATTTCCATGTATGTATATTTCTGTGACATTAGATAACCTCTGTAATTGTGTAATCGGTAACTAGAGCACCACCAAAGAAAGCTGTAGCATGAGAATTAACATAACATGTAGATGCTGCCATAGGTCCGACTCTTGCCGAAATTGTAATCGAAGCGGTTGAACCCGGTTGCCAGGCAACTGTGATTGGTAGTGGATATAGAACACCTGTTGTGCCGGTACTTGTAGCACAGCGAGAAACGGCGGCGCCTTGATTAGTTGCCCCAGAGAAAACACACGTAGCTACAGAAATGTTATTAGAACTTGCCCCGACACTAACACTGTAGGAAACAATAACAGTTGATGTCGCAGATAATGGTGTAAATGTATTTGTAAAAATTTGAACACCTTCTGTGTTTGTAGGTACGGTATTATCGTTAGGAATAACTGCCGTAGTATTTACAGCAGGAATAGTTCCTGTAACCTTTTGTAAAACACGACCCATAGGTAACCAAGAAGCACCCACATAGTTTTCTATATAACCTAATGTTGTATTGTAGCGAATATCTCCTGCACCACCGGTTGGACGATCTGCTGTTGCCCCTAAAGGGAGCCTCATTCTTTGTAGGCCCGGAACAATTGGATCGCTCGCAAGCCCTACAGTATACGAAGGTAATGAACCGGTAACCGCAATCTGATTTGCAGTACCAGAAACAGAATTTACGCCCGAAGTAGCCGTAAGAACTAATACACCATTAACATCTGGTGTATCTAGAAATGATAGTGAACCTAAAACGTCTGACATTATTGAACTGGCCTTAAATTAGAACTTGCTACTGTACCGGTATAGGTATATGTTATCGCAGTACCTGCTCCTGTATTTATCATAGTATTTCCGTTACCAGAGATATCAATTACCCCAGTGACTGTCGAACCTTGTGCTAATTCATCAAAGTCATATGCTGCGATCTGAGTATATGTAATGGCGTGTCTATTGCCACGAGATTCATAAATTGTCTGAATTTCTGGCTGCGTTAATGTTCTGCCGTAGTAATTATAGGAGTCGATTTGATATGTCGATGTTTCGTTTGTTGTGCCTGTCGGCGGATATCCATTTATATAAATCTGAGTAAATGTTCCTGGATTCTGGGCGACTGTATCTGTATTAAGTAATACTTCGTTTCTATATACACGATGATTTGTACCATCGTATGTATATGTTATCATTACCCATGTATTATTAAAAGGCGTCATGGCGCCGGCGGCGCTCTCAACCATAGGTGCGCCGCCGTAGGTCCAGCAAGTTACTTCGCCGGCGCCAGTGCTTGTTCCAATCTGTAATCCAGTAGTTGTTCCACCAACAAGGTCCCCGTTATACATTCCTACATAACTTAAACGTGTGCCACCATTCCATATAGCATTAATCCATACAGAAATAGAGTATGGATCTGTTGATGCTAAAAAATTTGTACTTGTTGTGTACAAATGCCTATTGGTCACGCCGGTCATTTGAATTGCCATTATGCGAATTCCACAGTGAGTTCAGCCATTAAGAAATTAGCTGCTAGGTTTGTTCCTGTAACACCGGCAATGCGTCGTGTCAATTCCATTTGATATAGATTACCAGCAGTTAATCCTAATGTAGATAGCAGAATAGTCTGAGTAGCATACTGAAAGTTAGCGTTTGTGGGGATAGAAATATTTGCCAATTCTTGTGCTGCTGACCATGCGCCTACTGCTGTATTATTTGGCAAAAGTCTGTAATAAATTCTTGGTTGAACTACCGAAGCAACACCCGGTGCTGTTTGTGCTCTGCCACGAATTTTTACAGTCATTGCTGTTGCGCCAGCTGGTATAGAAACTAGATATGCTACACCCTGTTCAGTTGAATTACTAAACGCACGCACATTTAAAGAATTGTACGTCGGATCTGTAATCATAACTGCCAAGGCATTCACAGCAAAATCTGCGTTTACCGGGGTATCTAGAGAAGCGGCAAAGAAGGTAAATCTCGAACCTATAGTGATATTGGTTGTACCCGATCCAGCATCTGTAACTCCGACTGCCTGACCTTGGAAATTTAATTTTGTGGCCGCTGCAGAAACTGTTACACCTTCGTATGCGGTGATAACAGAAGACGGAGTAGAACCGCCTGCTACAATAGCAGCACCATTAGCAATAACAACAACCTTTAGAGTTTTCGTATTGCCTGTAACTACAATAGCAACGGTATTAGCGTTCGTTGTTGTTACACTTTGCGGTGTAACAATCTGATTATTTGACGTGTCCCATACAGTTACAGACACGTTTGTTGTGCCTAAATTATGCACAAAATTTGCGGTATATCGCGAGCCAGAGACTAAGGTCCATGCTGTACCGCCGCCCGAAGGCGAAACGCCAATAGTACCCGAAGCATTCGATCCTACAATGCTCGAGTTAACCCATTTTGTGCCGTCATAGGTAACAACTTGTGTGATAACAGGTGAAGTAACAGTAACAGGAAGGTAGTTTACCCAGGCGCTATTTACATAAAATTCTATATTAGAAGTCGTACTATTGTACCGTAACAACCCGTTGGTAGGTGAGACAGGCCTTTCAGCAGTAGTACCTACCGGTGCAATTAAACCCCCAGTTCCACCAACAGTTAATGCTGGTGTTTTTATGGGGGTTATAGTTTCGAGAGTGGTATCAAAGTCCATCAAATTCCCTTATATAACCTACTATTTATCTAAGTAAGATTAGTTGGTTACTTGTGTGAGTTCGATAGTAGCTACCCAACGAATTGTTTTTGCTGCCTGACCTGTTACATTAATGTTCAACGAACCGTTTGTTGTATCTGCCGAAATTGTACAGTTCCAAGCACCATCAGTTTCAAAGATAGTTGTTCTCGAACTTGCTGGAATAGTCGTTGTTGCTGCTGTAGCATCACGAACAATACCACCAACAAAATTGTACATAGCATAACCACCAGTAGCATCTGTTCTACGGCCAACGACCTGAATGTTATATGTCCAGGCAGAGTTATTTGGCAGAACCAATCGCTGTGCCGAACCATCGACAAACAATTCTGTTGTTGTGTTATTTGTTGTCGAGTTTCTAGAAACAACACGAATCGATTGAGCATCACCTGCCGAAGCAAAACTTCCGTTAGCAAATGTAACGATGTTGGCAACGTTAGAACTAGAACCGGCACCGTGGGCAATAGCATTAGCACCTGTTGAAGAGGCACCCGAACCAATTGCTACAGAATTGGCACCTGAAGCAACAAGGGCAACAGGACTCGATGGATTTTCTTTGAACAGAACAATCGGAAGATCAGCATAAGCAAGAGCCCTAAACGATGGTGTTCCAGCGGAACCGTTTGGCGATGCGAACACCAAGTTTGCCGATTGGCTTGCTAGAGTAGCAGTCAGCGTACCTGTTG